AATTATGCCTGGTCAAAACGTAGAAGTTAAAACAGAGTTTATGAATATGCTAGAAGAAATGGCTGTAAACCAAACAGGTGTTTCTTTGGAAATGGTAAACAGTAGATATCAAGAATCTACAGCTACTCATCTTACTATGAGTAATGCTAGATTCCTTATTAAGGTTTATGCTAGACAAAAACTATATGAGCCAATCTTATCTGCTATTTATACTAAACTTTATCAATATGAATATAATACAAATTCTATTGTTAAAGTAGAACTTCCTCCTCCAATCATGTTAAACTTTACTAACACATCTCAAATCTTGTCTATGTCTCAAGAGTTGATTCAAAATATCGTTCAAATGAAATTTGGTTCCTCTCAAAATGAGCAAGAGAAATTAGCATTCACTTCTCTTCTTATGGAATACTATTATGATTCCTTCTTACCAATGGATAAGATTAATGCAATGGCTGACAAGGCTAAAGCTAAAACAGCTGCTAATAAACCTGTATCTGCTGGTGGGGATGGAGGAGATATGGGTGGAGCCCAATATTAATTCTAAATGAAAATCCTAACTAAATAATAATGAAAGAGATTTTAAAACTTAATAAAAAAAATAGTGTTGTATGAAAATACATTTTTAAGGTGAGTATAAATTAGACCGAAAAGTTTTTCTAATCAGAAAATGCTCTATACATTATATTCAATATTTTGCTTCACCTTAAAACTCTCTTAAATATTATGACCTACTATTGTGAGTTTTTTCACATACTTTTCCAACTACAATGGTATCGTAACATTTAACTTTCTCCAAAAAGTATTTTGCAACAATTCCTTAGTTGGTCTCTTTCATAAAATCCTATCAGATTTTAATCAAAATCCTAATAAAGAGCACGGTATTAAAAATAAATAATTATTTTTCCACACAAAACTTGTTACAACAAATCAAGGATAATTGTGGTCTAAATTTAAATAGTATTCTCATTACCTCAAGTAACCAATATTAAGAATGTATAATGACAATACATCAAACCTTTTATATAAAACTGTAATGAAAGAATACTAGCTTAATTTAGAAACTGCTTAATTAAAAGATGATAGGTTCATTTTTGTACATTTTATGATTCTATTGAGTTACCGTGGTGTAAACTTTGACCAAAATGTATGTTATGACATAGAAACACAATACTTGTAGAAAAATTTCAATTTACTGCACAAACAAAGGATTGGAGAAGGGATTAATTCCCTTCTCCATCTTTTTGTGTCAATTCAACTACTTGTTTCAAATTAGGTCTATCTTGTATAAGTTGTAATCTTCTCTTTTCTTCTCTTTCAATCTCTAATAGCTTTTGATTGATATCATGATCTGATAATTGTATTTCTACACAATCTGTTGCAATCTTTTTAAATAGAGGTTTCTTAGAAGCATAATAGTGTTTTAGAGTAGAGAAGCCAACGTCTACTACATCTACATATCTTGTATTATGAGCTCTAGTCCTACCAAAGGTTTGCTTTGTTAATACTTGAGATTTGAATGGTTCATTAAGAACGATAGTCATTTCTAATCCTTGGATATCTAATGCAGCACCAGCTGATTTTGTGGTAGTAAGTATAATTCTATTATCAAGCTCTTTAGTCTTACTTTCTTTTGGAACTAAGGATGAGAACAACCCTACACTTAAATTAGGATAATAATACTTTATCCAATAATAGGTTCTCATGATAGCATAATTAGTTCCAATATATATTAGAACTTTGCCTTGTGGTGATACTGTTTGTTCTATCATAACCATTAGTATCTTCAGTATCTTATAATAGTTTTCTTGGAATGTAAGATACTCAGTATATTTGACCCTATCAAATCCATAGATATTACTACAAGATGATATATCTGTTGCTTTAGGATGTGAGTTGAATAGCATTGATATATAACTAGTATGAGGATCTTTATCTTCATCAAATAAGTCAATAGATGGAACAGTTTTAAAAGCTGTTTGGTATATTCTATTATTAAAGAAATCAGATTGAATAGGAGTGGCAGTTAGATAATATGTTTTTGCTACATCTGTAAAGAAGTCAATCATACAGATATTATCAAACCATAAATGTGCTTCATCATATATCTTAACACCAATCTCTAATCTTCTAAATAGAGCAGATACCATATTCCAACCGTATTTCTTAGCAAAGGATTTAATAGTGCTATGAGAGCATAAGAAGAATTTAATCTTAGATACATCTTTCATACCATTAATAAGTTTAGCAATAGATCCAACTCCTGCTATAGTATAAATCTCATCATCTCTAAGATTAGTGTATTCTTTGATCTTTTCTCTCCATTGATCTATCCAATCTAATGAAGATGTAATCATCATAGTTCTCATAGAAAGATATGCAAAGGTTACTATGGCTACATATGTTTTACCAACACCAGTGTTTAAATTTACTTGTAACTGAGCTGCTCTTTCATTTCTTTCATATGGAGGCATGCCTAAACAGAATTTAATAGCCTCTTTTTGCTTTTCATCTCTTGGAGTGTATTTTAACTTTACTCCACTTACCCTAGCATATTTATCAGGACCTACTTTATGGAAGATATCTCTACCAAAAGATCTTTCTATATAATACTGCTCTATACCTGCAGGAAGATATAAATCTTTCTTTTCTGCATCATAATACATACCCTTAGCTTCTAATCTATGATATGCTTTATTGTATACTGAGAATTTGCGTTCAATAAACTCATTATCCCCAGGTTCATAGTTGTGGATAATGGTAGTAGTTTTACGCATTTCTATTTTGCTATTTACATTATTCATTATATTTCTCCTTAAATTAGATTACTATATCGTCTCATTTCTCATATTTATAGTATACAACCGAGATTATAAATAAAAAAATAAAGAGAGCAGAATTGATCTGCTCTCTATTCTTTGTGTTAAGGTCTAAGAGTCTTTATAACATTTTCTATTTCCTTCATAGTTCTATGATGAACCTCTAAAGATAATAATAGCTTTTGACTATCCAATCCAAGATCTTTGGATATTATTTTTATAAGATCCATTTTATCTTCTCTAGTACAGATTATTTTAGAGAACGTCACAAACTCTTTATCTTCATTTTTGAAGTCGATTCTTTTATTATATAAAATCTTGCTAAGCTCTTTAGCATTATTGTAATATGTATCTGTCATAGTACGACATTTTTTAAACAATACTTCAGTCATCGCATAGAATGACTTAGGACTTAATGCTAAAAATTCTTTGCGTTCACTATGATAAAAATTGATCATTTTTTCTTAAATTTCCTTTCAAATTTTGGAGTTATTCTCATAACTAGTTTTAACTTAGCTGGATCTAGTTTTACAAACTCCTTTGCTGCGTAATCTACTATTGTGCTGCTTTCTATATTACTTATACCATCACAATACGCAGGTTGACCACTGCTTAATGTAAATCTCTTTTGGTTATAAAGTATCTCATGTAGAGTTACCCCTAATTGGAAATATACTTCATCAGCTCTTCTACCCCTATTCATTCCAACTGAATCTTTGTTAATTTCACATTTGAATTCGGCTGTTTCAAAGGCAGTTTTTAAGGTTGGTTGTATCATATCAAAGAAGTCTTCTACCCCAACATTATTAGGAACCATTAGATCGGTATACTCACTTTTTATCATTAATACTACCATATGTTTTCCAACTTCTTTCCATATAATTTTACACATTCTGCATTAGTATCCCTAGCAACATTCATTGCATTTAATCCTAATTCCTGTTTTAGGATAATAGCTTGTTTACAGAATGTATATACAGCTTTAAAATCTTTAAGTTTAAAGTTGTAGTATTTACAAGCTTCTTTTAATACAAGATTTTCATCACCTCTAGCGAATGTTACATTTAGAATATGACTTCTATGCATTCCAGTAGATGATGTAAAATAAAATCCATATACATCTTTCTTATTCATTACCTTTGCTATAACCTTAGCAACCTCCACCATCATATTCTTTGGAGAGTTTTGATATTCAATAAAATAATATCTTTTATCTAACAAAACAAAAGCTTTGATCAATCCTTGTACAAACATTTCTGGCTCAAATGTATAATCCTGAATTCTTTCGACAGTATTCTTATTCTTATTCGTTACTTTTAATTTAAATCTAATCATTTTCCCTGTACCCCTTTTTATTATTCTACTACAAACTTTGGTTCCCAGAATCTTTTCATATCTTCACCATAATAATACACTATAATGGATTTAATATGATTTTCTAAGAATTTAAAATCTCCTTTTACGAAATACTTCTTAGAATAAAGCACATCATAAAATCTTTTGAAGTGGGTTTTAAAGAACTCAAAGAATTCTTCGCTTAATACTTTTTTAATAAGTTCTCTTCCATCCGATTCTTCTAATGATATAGAATCAAAGATGATATGACCATAAATAAAACTCCCATCAAATAGAATTTGGCCTAGATAATTTGCTACTTTGGTTACCATTGTATCAATGAAGTCATATTCATCGATCAATGTTCCATCTCTTTTAAAACTATCTGCTTTAAAAGCGAATGATAACATCTGATTTTGTAAATAATATACCATTTGATCTGCATTTAGATATAGATCATTGCAATCTAATATCCTCCTAGAGTCTAAAATATTACATACAAACATTTTATTTTTCCTCCTTAAAATTAATATATAATACTTCATAATTATAGTATATAATTATAGCTGAAATTGTCTTGACATTTAGATGAGGTGGTATTATTCTTTCCTTTGTTTAAATAATAAGCCTTTGTTAACTTGTTACTTTTAACTATTACTCTCCTTAAAAGTAAAATACCTCCTTAAAGAGTTGCTTGCTTACTCTGAGGGACCATTCACAATTGGCAACACTTTTGTGGATCAGAAGAACTTTTTCATTATAATACCTTACGATTAATTCTAATACTTTTCAAAAATTAACCTATAAAAAATAATACCACTTCAGACTCTAGTCAGATTATCTGACTAGAGTTCTTTTCATGCATAGTAACCCAGAAAAATACCTTTAAAAACAAAAAAATAAAGGCGGATATTAACCGCCAGGAATTGATCCACCTTTATTTTTTGAAGACTTCTAACGATTAATATTAATATAATTCGTCGTCATCATCTTCTGTTTTTTCAATGTGTTTGATGCGATTAAACGTACGTTTGAAGTCAGCTTCAGCTTTTGCCTTTGCTTCTTTGCGAATCTTTTCAACTTTTGCTTCATCTTCGATTTCTTTAAATGCTGTATTTAAAGAAGTCTTGTAGTCAATGTTAAAATTCTTGATCAAAGATTTTACATTTAATACTAAACCTTTAATTGTACAGAAAATAGAATTTACTGTATAAGAATACTTTTCATATACCCCAACAGCAGCAAGCATCAACTTTTCATGACTTTCAAAGTCAATGGTAGTTTTACCACCATCTTTACAAAGACCACTATATTCGAAATGCCCAGCGGAGTTTCCTTCGCGGTATTTCTTAGTCAAATCTTGCATTTTTAATTTCTTTTCAAAATCAAACTTTGCCATTAAGTTAGCCATAGCCATAGATTCTTTTTCGCTGAATGTGATTTGAAATTTCATTTTTGTTCTCCTTTTTAAATTAATATAGTAAAATGAAATGATATGAATAGATTCTCACTTTCTTATCCTCTATTCACTATTATAGTATACAACTGAAATAATCGAATTTTACAAAAAAGAATAGGGGTAGGGAAATTAATCCCTACCCCACATTTGGTGTATCACAGATATTTTACCATATATTCTAGTCTAATTCAGTCTTAGGCTCATTTCTAAATGGTGCTAAGAATGCTTTTATATCTCTAGGAGCTTTCTTACCTTTATGATCATGATTGAATGCAATAGGGCATTCTCCTTTCTTGATCTTAGGTTTATTAACCTCAGCCCATACTTCATGTTGAGCATTAAGGAATTTCTTAGGTTTATCCATAAAGAATGGATCAAGAATACTAGGAGCTGTTTTCTTCTTATTCAATGGATAGAATAATGCCTTAGCAAGCTTTTGATAATCCAAAGATACGATTACAGACTTATTATCCGTCAAGGCCTCATTGAGGGTTAAGATCTCATACTTAGCGTCGGGATTTGACCAATCAGGCATCTCTAATCTGCTCGTGTCCGCACAAATCTGAGAGGCCATTATTGTTTCTAGATGGATAGATTGACATTTTACACCACCTTGGATAGCTGCATCTTGTAATGCTTCTACAATTGTATCTTTATCATAAGATTTAGTAACAGCTTTCTTATTAATTGTATCTGTAAAGATATCAAGAGATTTACCCAAGTCATTATTTTGGATTTTCAATAAGAATAATTCAATATCCTGTAATTCATTCAATGGAATATCTACATCGATATTATCAATGACGATATCTTCATCTTCAATAGCTTTAGAAATCATAGCAGCTAATTTATTAGAAATATACAATTTCTCATCAATAGGATTTCCATCTTCTCCTACAGCTGTTATCTTTGTATATACTTCATCATCTGGAGTAATAATTTCAAAGCTATTGATAAATTGATCTACGAATGGACCATCATCTTCAGATGCATGCATATCATCAGAGAAGGATCTATGTTTGAAGAATTCATCATCGTTTTCTAATTGAATATCTTGTGTCTTGATTCTAAGCTTCCAACCAGACATTTGTTTATTCTTAAAGATATCTTCTTTAAGAGAAATTTCATTTACATTTGCTACTTCAAAGAAGTCATTGAATTGAGGAACCCATTTGATAATCTTGATAACAGTTTCCAACAAATGTTTAGCGGATAAACGTTTTTGAGTATATTGGGAAGTGATCAATTCTGTAGCAATACGGCCAATAGAAATATCTTTGTTTGTATGACCTAGATCACCATAACACTTATAGCATACACCATGTCCTTCTGCATGAGATTTACAAGTAATAGGACTTCTTAACCAAATCTTTTGTCCTATTAAACCATAATCGGTTCTCTTGATCTTAAATTCAAGACCATATCTTTCAAAGCGGAAATATCTATCATCAAGCATTGAAAGATGTTTCTTATCCTTAACTGTAATATGAACAAAGTTCTTTGTGCCACAGTCATAGTTCTTATCTGGATGAATATGGGTATCCATATTATTCAAACCTAGAATACGGGAGAAACCACCAGATTCACCAACGTTCTTTTTGGAGATGATTTGTGCTACACGAGATGCACCATTATCAATATATTGCGCAACAAGATTATTCAAACCGCCATTGATATAAGAGCTATTGATAATATCATGATAGATAGAACCTTGCCCATCTGGTTTGGTACCGATATTAATATTGTTTTCTTTATACTGTCTAATATTAATACCCTCTTGAGCACCGAAAGCATATTTAAGACAATGGTCATAACCAACGATCTCATTAGATTTCATGATATAATTATCTATAGCATCATGAACCAATTCCATACCTTTATCTTTTACTTCACCAATAGGAACATTGCTAAGATCGGCATGTAGTAGATTAAAGTAATCTTCACTCTTTTGCATGATATCAATGTCATCTTCTAAGTTTAAAGTGTTTGCTAAGAATAAAGCAAATTCATCAATATAAGAGAAATGATATACTGTATCAGCAATAGCATTATTAAGCAACTTATTTTCAATAGAGATCTTATTCGGATCGATTATATTCTTATCGATATATGCTTTGATAGCATCGGCAGTAGTGAATTTCTCAAAAAATAAGTGCTCTGGTTTGATAGTTTGTTCTATATATACTATCGGGAACCACATCATGAGATTCAATAAATAATCCATGATATTAAGTTCAACCGATAGACTTTGATTTCCTTCAAAGAAAGGTTCTATAAACAAACCTTGTACTGCTGGCATTTCAATACCATCTCTTAAAATATTTAATATTCCTTGAAAATGATGATTCCAATTATCTCTCGTTATGGCACGAGTATCAATTTTTAGTTTCCCTTTTTTCACTAATTCCGCATAAATGTAATAATTAGTGAAGTTACTAACGGATTGCATTTCTTGCATTTTGTCCTCCTTAAATTAATCACTTTTAACCTTATAAGGTTGTAAACGTGATTGTATAAATCTACTACCACTTTTATAGTGTATATTTAAAATACAGATTGACACAAAAAGGTAGACTACGGAAATTAATCCGTAGTCTTATTGTGTAGATATTTTTAGATTTAAGAGGTGGTCAATATTTAGGTATTAGCGACCAATTTTGTTGAAGTTGAAAGCGTCTGGAGTTAATTTGATAAGACGTTTTTGAGATTGCATTGCATCACGACGTACGCGGTTAGCATATTTAGTGTAGATCTTTTTCAACAAACGGCGTTCATTAACACGGTTTTTACGAAGTGCTTCCCAATCAGCATCACCTTGTTCACGAGCCATTTGAATGGATGCCAAGTGAATACGACGGTTCAAATCATCTTTACGAGTCATTTTAACTACGGAACGACGACCCAATACACCAGCTTCTACCAAGTTTTGGAAATCAGCGGATTCAGTGTAAGCACTAAATTCTTCGTCAGTCATACGGTTCATTTGATCGATCAACATGTTTTCCAACAAAGCGTCTTGATCAACAATACCAGCACCATGAGATTCAACTACAGGTTCATGGGATTCATTAACTACGAATCCTTCGTTTTTGTCAAATAACATAATTCTTTTACCTCCTAGGATAGTAAATTGTTAATAAAAGTTGAGTTATAACTCTAAATGTGTGCGATATATGTGCTCGCACAAGGAGTTTACCAATATGTTCCTCATATCAAATGCATAAACACTTATCTAGTTATATACTATTAAAATGTAGTAGGATTTAAACACCTTAATAGGCAATAAATATATAGAGGAGGAAACTAAATGCAAAATAATATTGATATGCCGAAAGGTATAACAATTCAAAAATATAAAGAGACAATGCTTTATGTGATGGAACGTGTATGTCCTAAACTATCTAGAATGGAAATACTAGATGCTATTGATTATAGTATCAATAAAAGATATAAAGCTGGTACTGCTAGATTGCATAATAACTACACAAAGACTGAAGTTAATATGGATTTCATTAAACTAGCAAATGATCTTCTTAATAAGAAGGCAATCATGACAACAGAGGGTGTATTGTTTGGTAAACATGGTTCTGTAAAGAATCCATTCTACAATTTAATTCAGTATCTAGCAGATAAACGTGATGAAGCTAAAAAGGAAATGAAGAAATATCCTAAAGGATCTGAGCAGTTTAATGCATGGAATCTTAAACAGTTGAATTATAAAGTATCTGCAAATGCATTGTATGGTTGTGCCGGTCAGTATAGTAGTATTTTCTATAACCTTTATCTGTGTACCGCGATAACTGGTCAAGGTCGTGGTTGTATTTCCGCATCAATTACAATGTTCGAAGGTCTTCTAGGTAATAATATGAGATTTGAATCTCTTACAGAAGTATTGCAGTATATTGATAATATTGTAAATGACCAGAAAGAAGAACGATTCTCTAAGTTCAATGATTGGGATGTATTGGATAGAAATATCACAGTGGAAGAATGTTATCTTCGTATTATGGATATTTGTGGTACTAAAAATTGGATTCCATCTCAAGAAGCAAGAGAAGCTATTTGGAATACTATCTGTAATCTAGATCAAAGATGCATCAACATAGTTTATTATAAGAATAACTTATATAAATTCTGTGAGAATAGAAGAGTTATCAATCTAATTCTTCAAATGCTTACTAAGATGGAAGAACCATATCTAGATCCAAACAAAGTTCCAGAAACTATTGATTATGAGCTTAAACTATTTAAAGATTTAGTCTTTGAATATATCTATTACCGCCATATGTTTATAGATAAACTTCCTAGAGTATATGAAATGCAACGTGATATTGTATTGATTACAGATACAGATTCTTGTATTATATCTCTAGATGAATGGTATCAATTTGTATTGAAATATACAATTGGTATTCCTATGAAGATCAAATATACTCAAGCTCAAATAGATGAAGAGTCTGATAAGCTTATCATGCAATACAGAGGTAATGAGCCTAAATATGAATATGACTTCTATGATAGTAAGTTAGTAGAGGCTAAGAGGAAGAAATATCCATTAGTTGTTATTGAAGAAGACTCTCTAAGGTATAGTATTGTAGATATCATGTCTTATGTAGTAAGTCAGCTTATCTTAGACTATATGATTCTATTTAGTGAAAACTATAACACATATGCCGAAGATAGGGATTGTTTGCTCATCATGAAGAATGAATTCTTATTCAAATCTCTATTACTTACAAAGGGTAAAAAGAATTACTCCACTCTTCAATTAGTTCAAGAAGGAAATCTAATTCCAGAAGATAAACAAATGGATATCAAAGGTATGCCAATGAGTAAAGTTGGTACCCCAGAATCTACGGCTAAGAGACTAGAGCAAATTCTAGAGTATGATGTATTAAGAAACTCATTCATAGATCAAATAGATTTGGTTAAGAAATTTACTGTATTGGAAAGAGAAATTTATGAATCTCTAAAAAATAAAAGTAAAGACTTCCACAAACCTGCTCGTATCAAATCTATGAACTTCTATAAAAATCCAATGGCTGTTCAAGGTATTAAAGCCGCTTATGCTTATAATACTATCAAAGATAGATCCGAAGAAGGTATTAATCTAGAAGAACGTAATAGTGTTCTTATTATTAAGACTAATCTTACTACTAAGAATATTAATGAGATAGCAAAATCTCATCCAGAACATTGTATGAGGGCTAATGAACTATTAAAAGATCCAAACTATAAAGCCGGTATTACATCTATAGCTATCCCATCCAATATCGATATCCCTGACTGGATAATTCCATTCATTAATTATACGGATATCATTCAATCAAATCTAAGAAACTTCCCATTAGAAGAGCTTGGTATTAGTAAGATGGATAGTAAGAATGTAACTCATACAAATATCCTTCAATTTTAGGAGGTCATAATGCTTATAGGAATAGAAGCAGAAGTTATGGCAGGAATTATAGCTAAGAAGATTATCAATGCGTATAATTCTAAACTTGAAGCTGAGGTTAAAATAGCATTAGATTCTATTAAGTGTTTAGTAACAGAATCTGAGTCAGAAACAGAAGTGTTGAATATACTTAGAAATAAATATAATATGAGATTAGTATTTAAAAAAGTACATGATAGTGCTACTACTCATACATATATTGCATTGGAATATAAAGATTTAGCATTTAGAATAGAATAAGGTAGAGAGGGATAACCCCTCTCTACAAATTTTTGTATAATTATATACTATAATTATGAAGGACATACTTCAAATATATGTGATTGAATTTATACGTTAATATTTTTTATTTTGGAGGTAGCGAAAATGATCCAAACACAAGTAAGTTTTAAAGAAATGGTAGGCCATTCAGGAGAAGTATCTGGATTTATCATTCCTGAATATTCAAGAAAGACTTTATATCGAAGAACAAAAAGTGGAGATAATAGAATTATTCCATCTCAACATTTTACAATCTTTGCAAGTTCTGTAGAAGATAAATGTATCTACGAATCTGAAGATGGTAGAAAGATTTATATCAGACCACTATTAGATCCAAAAGATAAAAGAAATGAAAAAGTTCCTGCTATTATGAATTCTTTAGAAAAAGGATTTAAGCTTCTAGGATCTGAACTTCTTACATATTTAGATTTTAGATATAATGAAGATGAAAGTCGTATTAAATACAATGATTATCATCTAATCGTTGCAAATAAATTACCTTATTTGACTCCAATTATCTTTATGAATTATGGACCATCTGATCAGGTAGTGGTAGGAAGTTTAGGAGATATTTTCTTTGATACTTGTAGTGATCGTATCGTTAGTGAAGATGAACCTTGGGCATTTGTTCATGATGATATAAAACCAGAAATGATTGGATATTCTAAATTTGGTAAAATGCTTTCTAATGAAGAATATAAAATAGAAAGCTTCTCTGATTATGAAGATGATATTAAATTACATATTGGAGAAAAAATGTATATTCGATCCTTCTTAGTAAATCAAATTGAAGGCAGTTGGGATTTCCCATGTGATAGAGGTTATAAGAATTTTGTTTTATCTAGATTATATAAGAGATTAGAATATGATGTATTATCTAATTCTTTCAAAGAACTAACTAAATTAGAACAAAATAGAATTCATGACTTTATCGCTGTTGATGAAAATGAATATTTCAGTGATGATATCGATTTGACCAATCCAGAATTCAAAGGATTTGATAGAAGACCTCTATTTAAGTTGAACGAGTATGATAAAATGACTATCGGTAAGTTATCTAATAATATCAGCAATGAATATTTAGATGCAGTTGCATCTGTTTTACAAGAGCATCGATATGAATTAAAAAATGCGATTGCTAGAATTATATTAAGAGGATATAATGATACTGATGGTATGAGAATCATCGATGTTCCAGATCAAGAGGCTTTTGATAATTTAGAATTGTATTTGGCTAGGGTAAGTCATATTCCTTTGACATCAACTATTGAAAATAGTATCAAAGATCTATCAGATGATACTAACTTTACTCATGTTGTTCTATTAAAAACATGTGATCCTACAGAAGATGATTTTGGTCCAGTATATATTCCATTATTTAAAATCAGAAGTTATAATTATAAAATTGTAACGGATATTGAGGATAAATTACAAGATACCTTTATCAATTATCCAAAAGAAGCATCATTTAGAACAATGGTAAAATATGATACATTAAAAGCATTAACAGGATTCTTCTCTGGAATGATTCCTAATATCAGCGGAAGAACTCCTATGACTCTTGATAAAAGAGCGGCTGTATTATTAAGTGATAATACTTTATACATTTCAGACTTTACTAAATCAACTAGTATAACTAGATGGTCTGTAGTAACTGAAACTGATGAGTATTTGATTTATGGTAATATTAATGCATTAGATGTTGGGTATATGCCTGAGTTAATAGTAGATGCTGTAAGTATAGATAAAAAAGATTAGAATTTGAAGGGCAGTGCAAGTTATGAATGAATTTATTACAATTAATTTAGGAGGATACCCAGTACGGGTATCCTCTTATTC